CCCGCCGCAGCAGGTGGTGATGAACAGCACCCCGGTGGGGCCGGTGGTGGTGGCGATCACAGCACCGGGCACGATCACGATCACCCCGGCCGGTGCTCCCACGGTCGGCGGTGCGCTGATCGCTGCACGGCAAACCGATCCAACCGGCGGCACTGCACCCTGGAGCATCACCACCTTCCAGTGGCAGGTGGGCGCTGCGGCAGGCGGGCCCTGGACAAACCTGGCCACCGGCGCCAGCTACACCCCAGTGGCAGGCGATGCCGGCAAGTTCCTGCAGGTGGTGGCCACCTTCACCGATGCCGATGGCCAAACCAGCACGGCCACCGCTGCGGCCAGTGGCGCTGTGGCAGCGGCGGTGGCTTACACCACCGATCCGAACGGCGATCACCACGGCGATGGTTCACCCACCGACTGGACAGCAACGCTCACCACAGTGGGCCGCCCGGCGGGGCGCACCAGCGGCCGCCGCTGGCATAACAGCGTGACGGGTGCGGACCTGTGGCAAACCGACAACCCGGGCATTCCAGCGCCTGGTGTGTGGGATGCCACCCAGGCTGGGTTCTACCAGGCGCCTGCTGCTCCAGGGGGCCAATACACCGCCGGCGGTCTCATTTGGCGTGCACCGGGCGGCACCGCTGCCTGGCACTGGGATGCAACCCACAGCGCCTGGACTGATGGCACGAACTGGATTTCACAGCAGGCTGCCAGTTCTGGTGTGAACCCAGGCACCGTTCCCACAGCGGCCGACACCGGCCCCTTCCAGCTGAACGGGGTGCACTACGGGGAAACATCAGCGCCGCCGACGATCACCTGGGTGCAAACCAGCACTGGGGTGTGGCAGAAAATGGTGAACGGGCGACCCAGCGGTCCACCACTGACCCAGGCCACCGATCCCACAAAAATGCCCCCCTAAGGCGGGGGGCAGGCGATCACTGGGGCGTGAAACGGCGGGGGTATCGGGGGTGCAGCAACAGCAGCACCCCGATCACACCCCGTTCGATCAGCCACCAGGGGCAGGGCGGCGCACCGGCATCGCTGTAGCGGTCCAGTGCCAGCTGGATTTCGTGCCGGCGATCCTCCAGCGCCAGCCAGCAGGGCCTGAGCGGTTCAGGCGGGCGGTTCATTTTGTCGCCCACAGATACCAGCCGCCGCTGCCGCCGGGCTGCCAGCGGGGGATCAGGTTCGCCCAGCTGTAATGCACAGCCTGGCCGCCGCTGCCCTGGTGCACCCAGGTGCCGTTCACCAGATCCTGTTCGCCGTATGGGTCGTGCACGATGCAGTGGGTGGGGGTGTGGCCGATGGCCAGGATCCAGTGGCCACCAGTGGGGTGCGCAGTGCTGCCGTGATGGAGCATCCCCAGGCCGACCGGCACACCGGAATCCAGCAGATCAATGATCCGCTGCTGGGTGCCATCGGTGCCGTAGTGCGCCTGCAGGCCCAGGTGCCGCAGGGCAGCCAGCTGCGCTTCGCTGGTGGTGGTGTCGCCATAGGTGGCGCGGATGTGATCAAAGGCCTGCTCACCGGCGATGCCGCGGGGCTCAGCGCCCAGGTGTTCAGCGATCATCGCGGCGGTGGTGGTGAAGCACTTGCGCCAGCCATCGGTGGCCATTTCCTGCTGGTGCAGGTAGGGCACGGGCAGTGGGTTCGGGAAGGTCATCAGTTCACAGTGACAATGGCGGTGCCGTTCAGCGGCACACCCAGGCGGTGTGCGGCTCCGGCTGACAGATCGACGCTGGAGCAATCGCAGCGGTCAGTGACCGGCACGCTCAGTGTGCGGCCGTTGTGGGTGATGCGCAGGCGATGCCCGCAGCTGAGCCAGGGATGCGCTGCCGACACACCCCAGTGGCGATAGGTGCCACCGCAGGCGGTGGTGCCCCCATCGAAGGCGGGGTGGTAGACGGTGGCCAGCACTTCACGGGCGGAAACCGGCGGGCCCCAGGTGGTGATGCTCAGCAGGGCTGCGATGCGAAGGATCATCAAATGATGGTGCGAGTGTTTGCGGTGGGATCGATTTCCTGATCATCCGGGGCGTGGCATTCGGGGCCGAACCCAGTTACCAGCAGCTCCGGCGTGAGCGCTTCCGGTGCCTGCTCCAGGCCAGCAGCCTGCAGCTCCGCTTTGCTGAAGGTGTGCGCTTCAGCGGGGGCTGCCAGCAGTGCCGTGAGCCATTCGCGCAGGGCCTGGCCGGTGGGTGTGCTGGCGGGCCAGCGGGCGAAGGCCAGCACTTCCTTCCGGGTGGTGGCGACCTGCGAAACGTGCGGGCGCCAGCAGGTGAACAGCCGATCACGGCGGCTGTAGGTGATGGAAAGGGCGCCCGGCCGAATGAAATCGGTGGGCACCTTCACCTTCGCTGGGGTGTCAGGCATTCGCTGCTGTGAGCAGGTTGTGCGATGCCTGGGTGGTGGGCGGGTGGAAATCCACAGTGCTCACGGTGTCGCCGGCATCGGTGCGCAGCTGATCGCAGGCGGCGCGGATGCCGCAGCGAAAGGCCTGCTGAAACAGGGGCAGGGCCTGCGGGTTCGGGTGCAGGCTGTGGGCCAGGTGATCGGCCAGATAGTGCAGGGCAGCGCTGCTGGCGGCATCGCTCAGGCCCAGGGCCTGCAGCTTTTCACGGCAGTTCATCAGTGGACGGCGACAGGGCGAACGGTGTCCAGCACGGGGATGGCGTGAAAATCTGGATCGCAGTGAGCGATCAGGGCACGCTCAGCCACCAGTGCTTCCTGCCGCAGCCACCCGGCCACTGCATCGATCGTGGCCATCACCACCGGTGCACGATCGGCATCGGAGCCGGCCAGCTGGCTGGCGGTGACCGAAATCCGGGCGGCCAGCAGCCGGCAGATCACGCTGGTGGCGGCCAGGGAACCTTCGGTGGGTTCGATCAGCAGCGATCGGATGCTGCTGCCCAGCAGGTCGTGCACGGGCATTTCGGTGCGCAGCGGTGATGCAGTGCTCAGCTCCAGGGCATCGCGGCGCAGCAGCTCCTGCTGGCGCTCCTGCAGCAGCCCGGTGTAGGTGTGAGCGTTGTGGGCGCCGGGGCGATCACGGCCGGCCAGCAGATAGAGCGCTTCCAGGTATGCCTGCCGGGCTTCCTGTTCGATCGGGTTGCAGTTCAGGTCAGGCATTGTCGGAGTGAAGGGGGGTGGTGGTGTGGCCAGGGGCGAAACCCTGGACAGTGATGGGCTGCCAATGGCCGCGGCTGGACAGCCGAAGCTGCACCAGGGCGAGGGTGAAGGCAGTGCCGGGCCACTGTTCGGTGCAGGTTTTCCAGGCGGCAACAGCGGCAGTGCTGCTCAGCCAGTGGTGCTGCGATTCGATGGCCTGATCGGGGGCTGGGGCGAACACTGGGCCGGCATCGGCCAGGTCCACCAGGTAGCCGCCGGGGCCGGCGATCAGGTAGAGGGTGCGGGTTGTCATTGGCGGTGCTGCCAGGTGCGGTGATCCAGGGGCAGGCACGCTTCCAGGTGCTGCACGCAATCGCTCAGGGTTTCGTGGCGGGTGATCGGATCACCGACGCCCAGGCGGGTGGTGGCCATTGCGTGGTAGCCCCAGTTGCGCAGGGGGGATTCAGGGCCCGGTGTGCAAGCCATTTGCGTAGCGGGACTCCAGGGCTGCATCGGCCGGTAGGGAGCTGGTGTCGGTGGGCGATGCCACAAGCGACTGAGCAGGCCGCACAGCAGGAACCTGAGCATTGCGGGGTGTGGGGGCTGAATGAAGGGTGGCTGCAGCAGCGGCCAGAAAGGCGATGGTGAAACAGGCTGTGGTGATCAACGGGCGGCGTGAAGCGGGCTGCATTGCAGGGGGTGGTGGGTGAACACCCCGGCATTCTACAACCGCTTACACCCGTCCGCAAGCGATCTGTTGATCCAGGTGGATCAGGGCCCGGCGGTGCAATGCGCAGCCCTGAGCAGCGCGGATTTCGTGGTGCTTCCTGAGCGCTTCAATGAACCGCTGCCGGCCCTGGAGCACATCGGCACGGTTGTAGAAAACATCCGCGGTGCCACCGGGCCACACCATCAGGTTCAGCGCCCCATCCACCTGCAGCCCGTATTCCCCTTCCACCAGCGCCGCATACGCTGCCAGCTGCAGGATCCAGCTGGAATCAGGCCGGGCCTTGCTGGCATCGGTTTTCGTTTTCCAGTCCACCACCAGCAGCCGACCTTCCACCCGGGCCAGCAGGTCGGGCGTGCCGGTGAAGCATCCCCACCGGCTGCACAGCGGCACTTCCACCAGCAGCACTTCATCGATCCGCGGCAGGAAGGCCCGGCGCCAGGTGGCCACCAGCTGCAGCGGTTCGCCGTAGCGGGGCGGGTTGAACGGCAGCCCCAGCAGCTCCGCCCGGATCAGGCTGTGCAGTTCGGTTCCAATGTCGGCCCGCAGGTTGCGATGCCGATCCATAAAGGCATCGGCTTCAGCTGGCTTCAGGCCCTGCCGATCGATCAGGCTGCGGCGCCAGTGGCTGGGATCGAAGGCCTTTGCCCCGCTCACGGTCAGCACCTGGGTGGCGCTGGCCGGGCTGATCGGGCCGATGGCTGACTGGTAGGTGTAGCGGTGCTCCGCTTCATCGAAGGTGATGCCCGGCTGCGGCGGCAGCAGCGACAGGGTGAAGGGCATTGCAGGCGTGGTGGGTGAAAGGCGCAAAAAAGGGCCCCCGCAGGGGCCCAGCGCAGCAGCTGATCAGAAAGCGGGCGTTGTATCCCAGGCGCTGCCGGCGGCCGCCACAGGGGCAGGCGGGGCAGCCATTGCCTGCACCGGGGCAGGAGCATCGGCCGGGGCCGGCACCACCGCCACAGGGGCAGGAGCAGCAGCAGGAGCAGCAGCAGGAGCGCCCCAGGCGGCGGCGGCAGGCGCAGCAGCAGGAGCAGCAGGAGCAGCAGGAGCAGCCCCCCAGGCATTGCCAGCAGCTGCCTGGCCGCGGCTGGCCTGGTATGCGGCACGCTCACTGGGGGATTCCACTTCGCCGCGCAGCACCGGGGCCTGCGGGTTCTGGCCATCACCCCGCCAGATCGACACCCGCAGCTTGAAAGCCTGTTCGCCAGTGTTCTGGTTCACCACTTCCAGGCCGCGGCCTGCTGCCAGGTCACCCTGCAGCAGCTCCAGGGGGATTTCGATCGATCCGCTCAGGCCCTGGCCGCCACCAGGGGGCGACACCTGGATCGGCAGCTTCATCACAGGCACATCCTGGTAGCCGCGATCCACCTGGCCGGCCTGCGCCATTGCCAGCAGCGCTTTCACATAGCCGGTGCTCAGCTCCAGGTTCCCGTTCAGTACGGGGGCCTTCGGGTTCTGGCCTGCAGCCTTGTTCTGCCACAGCGACATCCGGGCGGTGGCGTGGGGCAGACCGACAGGGCCGGTCAGCACGGGGGATTTTTCGCTGGGTGCAGCGTTGGCCCACAGGGAAACTTTGGTGCCTTTCATCGTTGGTCTCAGTCAGGAAGGGTTTGGTTTGAAGCCAGTGGTGGCAGCGCTCACAGCCAGGGCTGTGGGGCGGTGCCAGGTGCGGGTGCTGGTGCATCCCAGGCCGCAGGGGCCTGCGCAGCTGGTGCTGCTGTGGGTGCGCTGGCAGCCGGCTGGGCTGCTGTGGACGGTGCACCCCACTGCGCCACGGGCACAGTGTTCGGCACCGGCGCACCGGTGGTGGCGGCATTGCCATCGTCATCCTCACCGCTGATCGCCAGCAGCTGGAGCAGCGACAGCCGCAGGCCGTAGGTGCCTGCTGCACCCACCGATTGCGGTTTCGATGGGTCGGGCACTGGGAAGGTGCTCACCCGCCAGCCGCCGGTGGTGGTGTGGGTGAGGGTGGTGCTCACCACAAACCCGGCGGATGTGAGCTGGTAGGAGCTGCTGATCATCACGCCATTGGCGTGCAGGATCGGCCGCACCAGGGCCAGCAGGCTGGGCAGGCTCACATAGGAGCTTTTGAAATACGGATTGTCGGCATCGCGCAGGATCGTGCCGAACTGGGATTGCGACAGCGCAATGGCTGCATCCAGGGCAGTGAGCGCAGCGAGGGTGGGCCCGCAGCCGGGGGGCAGTGGGCCGGGCTCCAGGGCCACCGACAGGGCGGCGAAGGCTTCAGGTGATGGTTTGGCGGGGTTGCGGCGGGCCTTCGGCGCAGCTGCTGGTGCAGCGGCAGCCACAGGCTGTTCGATCGCTTCGGCGGGTGTTGCGGGCATGGTGTCGGTGGGTGAAATCAGGCGGGCGCCGCAGCAGGCGCTTCGGTGGTGGTGGCGGTGGCTTCAGGCATTGCAGTGGTGTGGTGGGTGATCAGGCAGCGGTGGCTTTCGGCTTCCGCTTCCTGGTGCGGGTGGTTTCGATCAGGCCGGCAGCTTTCGCTGCACGGGCAGCACGGCGCAGCTCAGCCATTTCGGCAGCTTCAGCAGCTGCAGCAGCACGGCGGGCGGCAATCGCTTCCTCCAGCAGGAGCGCCAGCACACCGTTCAGGCTGCGGCGTTCGGCTGCAGCGTATTCCGACAGGGCGCTGTGCAGTTCAACACTGAGCCGAAATGTGATGCTGCGGGCGTTCGGATCGCGGCGGGTGCTTCCAGTGGCACGGGTTACAACAGGCATCGGGGTGTGGGGGCAGTTGGGTGTATGGGGCTGAGCATACAGCCCCTGTGGGTGCAGATCAGCGCAGGAGCAGCAGGCGGCCGCGCATCAGGTGCCAGATCGTTTGCGAAGTGGCGAACCAGCTGGACTGCAGCAGGCCCCAGGTGCGGCCATTGGCGGGGTTGATCACCCGGGCGGTGGCCAGCGCTTCCACACCGCCCTGGGCCAGCACCCAGTCCCGCTGGGCATCGGCCAGGTCGCTGGTGGTGTTGAAGGTGCGAATCAGGCGCTCCAGCTTCGGCGTGGTGGCCTTCGGCGCAGCTGCCGGTGCAGCGGGGGCAGGGGCAGCTTCAGGCTTGCTCCAGGCCCACTGCGGGGGCAGGCAGTGATCGAAATCAGCGTGCAGCTGGGCGAAGGTGCGGCGCTCCTGCTGGGCGCGAAAGGTGGCATAGCCGGCAAGGTCGTTGTGACCGTGCAGGTGCCACCAGATGCGGGCGATCAGGCGGTGCTTGTTCCCGCCGCGCACGCCGGTGGCCAGGTCGGCTTCCAGCTGATCGCGGAAGGTGCGGGTGCCGATCGCGTAGGTGCTGCGGGGGCCGAAAACGGGGGTGGTGATGGTCACGGGTGTGGTGGGTGTCCGATGCAGAAATCATACACCCACCTGCACCCACTGGCAACTATTTGGCCCGGCGGCCCAGCGCTTCCTTCTCAAACCGCTGCAGCTGCTCCCACAGCTCCGCTTCCTTCAGGTCCAGCAGCTCAGCCACAGCCGGCAGCTGCTCCAGCAGCTCACGGCCATCGCCAGCAGGCTCACCCGTCAGGAAGGGCAGCAGGCACGGTGCAGCCTTCAGCAGGCGCTGGCGATCATCCGCCACGAAATCGATGCCCATCGCATAGAACCGGGCCCGGGCGGCACGGCCGAAGCTGCGCAAGGTCTGGCCGATCACCCGGCGATCGAAGGTGCGGATGGGGCCCCGATCGATCAGGTCCACCGGCTGGTAGCCGCTGAACACCGCGAACATCGAAAGGGGGCCCAGCGCTTCGCCTTCCACCACCATCGGCTGCAGGCCGCCAGCGGGCAGGCGATCGTTCAGGCCGGTGGTGTCCAGGGTGCCTTCGGCAATGGCCAGGTTCAGGTTGCCGATGGCCAGGAAGGTCTTAGGGGCGGGATACAGCAGGTCGCCCTTCACCAGCTTGCTGATGTGGGTGCTGTGCAGGATGCGCTCACCGAAGTGGCGCTGCGCCAGCAGGATCCAGGTGGGTTGCGATGCCTGGGCGAAAAACGGGGCGCAGATCTGCGCGAAATTGACGATGCCTTGTTCAGCGGCGATCGAAGTGGACCCCAGGGGGGTGCTACGGGGGGCGGGCATTGTCTGCCTGTGGTGGGTTGACTCAGAAAGCGTAGCACCCTTCCGCGGCAACCTAGACAAGGTTCTAGCGCGGATCTGGTTTCAGGTTCCGGGCGTTCGGGGCTGGGTTGTGCCGATACAGATCGTGCTGTTTCAGCTCCTGCCGCAGCACCTGCATCGCCCTGGCCGGTGACAGATCGGGCAGCAGGCGGCTGGCCACTTCGCCCCGCCTGGTGCCCTGCCGGATTTCCAGGTCGGCCATCATCGCCTGGGTGAAGGTGATGCGCCCCACTGTTTCACTGCGGTGGGTGATCAGCCTGGCATCCTTTGCTGCAGCTTCAGCCGATCGGTGGCGCTGGCGCCGCGCACAGCATCGAACAGGCTGGTGGCGCTCAGCTTCGGATCCAGCATCACCACCGATCCGGCTGCCAGTTCCCGGCGGCCATCGCGGGCCCGGCGCTCCGCCCGGTGGTTGCGCTCACACACCTGTTCCACCCGCTCCAGCAGCTTCAGCACCTTCGCCGCTGGCTGGGTGAGCACGATCAGATCCTCTGCCAGGTAGCGGCGGGCGGTGGCCAGCGTTTCCCGCAGGTGCTCCAGGCAATGCCGATCCCAGGGATGCCCCAGGAAGCATTCCTGCGCTTCCATCACCAGGGCCTGCAGGCGGTGTTCGCTCACCACCGGGTGGACCTGCACGATGCCGATGCCCAGGGCGCCATTGGCCTGGGTGTAGAACCCGCAGGTGCCCACCAGGGCGATGCGCTCCAGCAGTGTCACCGGCTCCTGCCGCAGCACAGCATTCAGCCGGCTGCTCACCCCAGCGGGGGCAGGGCGGGTTTCGCGCACGGCATCAGGGAAGCGGATCCACAGGTGATCGGTGGCGATCTCAGGGTGCAGGGTGGCGGGCTGCCCCTGCTCCAGCGGGCGCACGGTGGTGCGGCGCAGCAGCAGGTCCACAGTGCCCGGGGCATTGCAGTGCATTTCGATCACCCGGCCGCGCACCAGCACGGTGCTGGCGGCGCTGGCCAGGGATTTCAGTTCAGGGCGAAGCACAAAAAAAGGGTGCAAGGGGCTTTCGCACCTTACACCTGTTTGCACCCGTTGTGCTGCGGTGTTCAGCCCCGCCGCAGGCGCTCCTGTGCCTGTTTCGTGGCCGCCAGCCGGGTGGCCGGCAGCAGGCTGTTCAGCATCAGCTGCGCCTGAGCCCAGCCGGCACCCAGATCCAGCACCTGCCCCAGCGCTTCCAGGTTCGCCTGCTCCAGCAGCGGAATCCGCTGTAACCACACCTTCATCGATGCTGCCGGCAGGTCGCCGCACATCACACCGGTCAGCTCCTGCTGAAAGCGTTGGTTGAACATCCGCCGCGCAGCAGTGGGGTGCGCCGCAGCGATCAGCTCCGGGGTGATTTCCTGCAGCTGTTTGCCGGTGGTTTCGATTTCCACCACCGGGCCCACCTTCACTTCATCAGTGACCGGATCGATTTCCAGCTGCCGGCGCTGCGCCACCGCCTGCACATCGGGATTCAGCTCCCATTTGATCCGGGCATCGGGCAGCGGCAGCCGGCGCCAGTTGTCGGTGTGATCAACGATCACCGCATAGGGTTTGCCGTCCGCTGGGCGCAGCACCCGGCCGCACAGCTGTTTCCACAGCCGCAGGCTGGCGGTGGGCCTGGTGAGCTGCAGCACCGTGGCGCTGGGCACATCGAGACCTTCATCGATCAGGGCGCAGCTCACGATCACGGTGGTTTCACCGGAGCGGAAGCGGGCGAAGGCAGCATCCCGCTGCCCCTTCGGCGTGCTGCCGTCCACCGCTTCGGCAGCGTGCCCGGCATCGCGGTAGAGCGCTGCCAGCTGGTGCGCGTGATCCACCGACACCGCCACCGTGATGGTGGGCAGGCGGTCAGGGTTCAGGCGCTCCCAGTCGGGCACGATCTGCCCGTTGATTTCCACCACCCGTTTTTCCACATCGCTCAGCACGAAATCACCGCCGCGGCGGCGGAGCCCCTGGCTGCTGATCTGCTGCGGGGCGGCGAACAACCGGTAGCGGCACAGTGCCCCTTCGGCCATCAGTTCGTCAGGGTGCGGGCCCAGCACCAGGTCGGTGAACCCAGCAGCATCGCCCATCCCCTTGCCATCGGGCCGCACCGGGGTGGCGGTGAGGCCTGCCCTGCGGGCCGGCTGCAGCGCCTGCTGCACGCTCAGCCAGGTGCTGGCGGCAGCGTGGTGGGCTTCATCCTGAAACAGGGTGCAGCCGGCGAAGGCGCCCAGGTGTTTCGTGCGGCGGGCCAGGGTGGGCACCATCCCGACAGTGACCTGCGCACGCCAGTGGGCCTTGCAGCCGGCCTGCACCACTTCGATGCTGGTGCCGGTCCCGCTCAGGTGCTGCCGCAGCGACTGGGTGATCTGCTGCACGATTTCCTGCCGGTGCGCGACGCAAACCACCCGCTCCTGCCGGAGCAGGGCCTGCCGCACCAGTTCGGCCAGCACCACCGTCTTGCCGCCGCCGGTGGGCAGCACGATGCAGGGCACCCGGCCCTGCTGCATCAGCAGGCCGGCCTGATCCACCAGGGGCTGCTGGTAGTGGCGAAGTGAAAAGGGCATCAGCGGGCACCGGGGGTGGCGGGGCATTCGATGCCGTTGGCCTGCTGCCATTCCTGCGGGGGCACCGACAGCCACACCCGGCGGCCGCCTTCGATTCTGAACAGGTAGCCGCTGGCGCTGATCACCTTCGGCTGTTTCGGTTGTTTGGTCATTTCCCTGTGGTGGGGCACTGAGCAGGTTACACCCACTTGCACCAGGTGCAAGCTATTCCGCCGGCTGATACCAGGGCGGTGTGCAACACAGCAGGTAGCTTTCGCCCTGCGGCCCCACCACATCCAGCACCCGGCCGGGGTAGCGCTGCAGCGCATCCTGCAGCACCGCTTCGATCGGGCCAGCAGACTCCAGCACCAGGCTCAGGCATTGCCCAGTGCCACCTTTCGCCCGGGCATCACGCTCAGGCTTCAGGTTCAACAGCCACAGGCGGTTCGGATCAGTCACCGGCGGCCCAGGCAGCTGCCACCAGTCTGCGCTGCCTTTGCCGCCTTCGCCGCTGCAGCAGCGGCCCGCTGCCGGGGCCCCAGGGCACGCTTTTTCGCAGCACGCTTCGCCACAGGCTGCGGGGGCTGCACCAGTGCTGCAGCCTCAGCAGCAGCACGCTCCGCTGCAATCGCTGCCACCACTTCGGGCCGGCCCGGGGGCTCAGGGATGCCGGCCCGCTCCAGGATCTCAGCCCAGTTCATTCCTGCGGCTCCAGCGCTTCGGTGGCCAGCTGATCGATCATCCGGCGCAGCTGCGGCAGTTTGTCCTCCACCAGGTGCATCGATGACACGCTGGCGGTGACAGCGAACCCGTGCGCTTCCAGGCGCACCGCATATCCCAGACCATCGGCGGTCGGCGTGACCGTGATCGTTTCCACTGCTCCAGCAGGCGGCTGGCCGCACGCTACACCCGGTTGCACCGCCTGGCAGTTGCAGCATTGCCCTGGCTGTGCCACGCTGGCGGAGCAAAAAAAAAGGGAGCAGGCCCCCGCCCGCTCCCAAATGAGGTATCACGCGACAATGGTATCACCCACACCCGGTTCCGCCCAGCAGTGGCGCGAACAGCTCACCCGCCTGCGCACGGTTGACGGCTGGCACCTGAGCACTTCGCCCCGCCTGGTGCCGGTGCGCGGCAAGTCACCGGGCATCGCAGGTGACGGCTGGCAGCGCCTGAACCTCTCCGATCAGCAGGTGCTAGCCAACCCCGATGCCACTGGGTTCGGCCTGATCACCGGCCCGCAGCCCACCGGCGACAGCGTGCTGGCGGTTGATTTCGATGGCCTGGCTGCCGTGCAGTTTGCCTTCGATCACGGCATCGATCCCACCACCACCGCCACCTGGACAGTGGCCCGCACCGATGCCACCGGTGAACCGGTGCCCGGGCGTTTCAAGCTGCTGTTCCGTCCGACACCCGATCAAGCCCAGCGCCTGGGTGATGCCTGCAGCTGGAGCCTGCGTCTCACCGAACCGGCCGGCCCCAGCGATGCCGGCGAAGGCATCGAAGTGTTCCACCACAGCGCACGGCAGGTGGTGCTGCTGGGCGCTCACCCCAGCGGCGGAAACTATTTCTGGCCCCAGGGCCGCGGGCCTGAAGCGCTGGCCACACTGCCGCACGAATGGTTCACCCTGGCCCTGGCCGTTGCCGAAGCGCGGGAGCAGGGCCGCGGCAAGCTGCACCCTGAGGAGAAAACCCGCCGTGATGCCGCCCGCCGCAGCGATGGCAAGGTGTGGCGCCGGATGGGCCGGAAGGAACAGTGCCCGATCTGCGGCCGCACCGCGAAATCCGGCGACAACCATATCTGCGCCTGGCTGCGCGATCCGAATCAGCCCGCAGTGGTGCGCTGTTTCGATGGCAGCACCTTCAGCTACACCGCCCGCCACGGCCGCCTGAAGCCCGGCCAGACAATCCTGGGCAGCGATGGCCGCACCTATGCCTTCACATCCGAAGGCAACGCCGAAGGCATCGGGATGCGCGGCAATTTCCGGGAGCACCGCCCACGCGAACAAACGGTGTCACTCCCGCCCGCCGCACCGATGCTGGTGGATGCACCACCCGCAGGCCCCACCGTGCAGCAGCTGATCGATTCCCTGCCCGGCGGCACACCGCCCAGCAGCGGCAACGGCAACCACCACCAGCCGATCGATCCAGCACCAGCACCCGCCGAACCGCCCGCTGCGCAGCAGGTGATCGATGTGGTGGCCGGGCCCGGCCCGCTCCAGCTGCCGGGCAACATCACCCTGGAATCGATGCTGGCCGCGGCGAACCGCCTGGCCACCGATTGCAACGATGGCCGGATCGATCCGTTCGCTGATCCCGGCCGCACCGCCTGCCTGGAGCAGCTGGCCAGCATCGCCCAGTGCTGTGGCCGCCTGGATGCCAGGGCCGGCAGCACCGCGATCAGCGCTCAGGTGAAAACCGCCCTGCGCACCAGCAGCGACCTGGTGGGCACATCCGCCAGCAACCCGCTGATGCTCAGCGTGCAGTTCGATCAGCTGGTGAAGGCGGCCCGCACCGATGAACAGCGCCAGCTGAAGGCGCAGGCCCGTGACCTGCAGCGCACCAGAACCCAGGAAGCGCTGCTGCAATCCACCGCCTGGGGCGATGGCCCACCACCGGCCGGCCAGGAATGGAAACCGCTGCTGGCGGCCCTGTCGGTGCCCACCGGCGATGCCGATCTGGGTGAGCTGATGAAGGCGCTGGAGCAGGCCACCATCGGCCGGCCCGGTTTCCTGCGGTGGAACCTGCTGCTGCAGCAGACCGAAATGACGGTGGTGGATGCCAATGGCACCGCCCACCAGGTGCAGCTGCCGGTGCCGGTGATCGACAACACCTATGCGCAGCTGGCGCAGGTGGGCTGGAAGGTGCGCAAGGGTGAAGCCAGGGATGCCGTGCTGCACACCGCCCGGCAGAACAGCTACCACCCCGTGCGCGAATACCTGCACGGCCTGCTGCTGGATCAGTCGGTGAACCCGGTGGATCTGAACACAGTGGCGGCGGAAACGCTGGGTGTCACCGATGAACTGAGCGCCACCCTGGTGCGGAAAACACTGATCGGTGCAGTGGCCCGGGCGCTGGAGCCCGGCTGCCAGATGCAGACCGTGCTGGTGCTTAAGGGTGAGCAGGGAGACAAGGCCGAAGGGAAATCAACCTGGATCCGGGCGCTGCTGCCGAACCTGGAATGGCTGAACGACACCGCCGATGTGAACAGCAAGGATTTCCTGCTGGCGATGCACAGCTGCTGGATTCACGAACTGCAGGAGCTGGAGCACATCACAAACAAACGGGCAGCGGGGGAACTGAAGGCACAGATCAGTGCATCGATCGATCGGGTGCGGGCTCCCTATGCCAGCGCTGCTGAACGGCTGCTGCGCCCCAGCGTGATGATCGCCACGGTGAACACCGACGATTTCCTGCGCGACAACACCGGCGCCCGGCGGTTCTGGGTGGTGGATGTGGGCGACTGCAGCGGGGTGAGGCCTGAACGGGTGCGGCGGCACCGTGATTCGATCTGGAAGGCGGCGCTGCTCGCTTACCAGCAGCGCACCGGCAGCTGTGACTGGTGGCTGACACCGGATGAAGCCAGGCAGCTGCAGGAGCTGAACGAAACCTATGAACCCGAAAGCCGGCACGGCCCTGCGCTGCTGCACTGGGCCGAAGGCCTGCCGACCGGGGCGTGCTTCACCCTGCCGAACGCTGCAGTGCTGAGCGGGCTGCACCGCCTGCCCACCGACTGCAAACCAGCGGAGCAGGCCGAAATGGCGAAGGTGCTGAAGGCCAGCGGCGCCTGGGAACGGAAGCGGATCCGCCCAGGCAACCGTTACACCACCCTGGTGACGGTGTGGCATCGCACCGGTGAGGAGCCTGATCACGCCCGCTTCCAGCACCCCGATCTGCAGCAGGATCAGCGGGGCGGTCCACCAGCTGGGAACTGGTGGTGAGGCACCGACCGGGTTACACCAGCCCCCCAGCCCGGGGGGCTTTTTCGTGCGCACCCACCAGCACCCCACGGCATCGCCAGCCCACACCGCTTCCGCTGGCCCGCCAGCGCCACAGCAGGCCTGCTCCGGGGGCTGCCCAACACCAGCAGCCGGCAGGCACGGTTCGGGCTGGCTGGGGCGCAGCTGGCGATGCCCCAGGGCTGATCGATCACGGCAGGGGCTGGCCGGCTGCTGGCCGGCTGCTGGCCGGCTGATCGGGCAGGTGACCGGGACAGGCCTGGAGCGGGGGCCGCAGCACCACCACCAGGGCCCGCAGCTGTGTGCACTGTGTTCACCCTGTGATCACACCCCCCTGATCACGGAAATCCACTGGGCTGCAACGGGTTTGGTGGTGTGATCACTGTGTGCACCCCTTTTTTATTGGTTTTATAGGGGGAATGGAACATAAGGGGGTGGGGGTATATGCCCTGTTTTTTCCTATAAGGGGTATGGAAGGGGGGGTGATCACAGATCACACCTGATCACACCCCCCAAACCCGCTGCGCTGCAACCGATCTGCCCGTGTTCACCCCCCTGATCACAGGGCTGCAAGGGGGTGATCACCTGATCACACCCCTGGCCGAGCCCGGCCAAACCCCGCCCCAGGCAGGCTGATCGCCAAACCCCTTGCAAACACTGGGCCCGACCTGCCGAAAAACTCCGCAAGGGGGGTATTTCTGCTCAGATGTGGGCTGGATGGGGCTGGATGGGGGGCCGCGCCCGCTGCCATTTAGCAAACGGTTTTCGGCTGGAAGTGACAGCCCAAACCACCGAAATCCCGTGGGTTACACCTGGGAATCACGGTGAGACTGCTCAGGGGGCTGGAGCGGGCCGGCTGGTGGCCCACCAGCGCCGCGGCCACCAGCGGGGCCGGCCGGGTGGGGATAGGGTGCGGGCATCGCCTTCGGGCGAACCCTGCCGATCTGCCTGTGGTGGGTGATGTTCGGCAGGGGCCGGGGGGAGCTGATACCACCCCCCGAGCATTTCCAGGATCAGCTGGTGGCAGATACACCCACCAGCACCGATCCGGTGCTAGTGTGGCGGAGCAGGGGCCGAACGCGCCCCGCACCCACCACACCAGAAATGACAATCCCCACCACACAGCAGCTGGGCCAGGGCGCCCGGCACGCTGCCTTCGCTGTTGCCCCGGCCGTTGCCCTGGGCATCGCCACCTGCATCACCGCCGCGGCCTGGTGCCGCGCCAGCATCGGCTTCACCTATCAGGCAGGCCTGATCAGCGGCCGCCTGCTGCACCAGCTGAACGATCAGCTGGCCGCGGCCTGGGCAGGCCTGATCGCTCCGCCTGCCCCAGCGCCCGCTGCGGCGCAGCCGGCACCCGCTTCGGCGGAGCCGGTGGCCGCGGCCCTGGCCGCTGCCGATCGCCAGCACCAGCTGCACAGCCTGGTGGCATCGCTGCCCCAGCAGCCGCTGCCGCCGCTGCGGCAGGCGCTGCCGGTGGCGGTGCCTGCACCGCTGCCTGCTGGCACCACCATCGCTGTGGTGCCGGCCGCGGCCCCCGCTGGTCTGGAGCAGCTCACCTATCGGCAGGCCCGGCGCCGCTGCCACCAGCTGGGCATCGCGCCTGGCCGCAGCCGCGCCAGCGCCCTGGCCGCCCTGGCCGCAGCAGGAGCCTGATCCGATGGCACTGCACCCTGCGCTGCGCTTCGGCCCTGTGGAACAGGGCCCGGCCGGGCCCACCTGCGAAATCCGGTGGGGCAGCCTGCCGGTGGCCCGGCTGTATCGCACCGATCAGCCGGAGACTGAAGCCTGGGAACCCGGGATGCCCGGGCCGGCGAAGCTGCCGGGCTTCACCTGCTACACCGTGCGCAGCCTGCGCACCGGGGCGGTGTTGAGCGGGCTGGATCGTGATGCCGTGCTGGGCGAACTGGCTGATCGGCTGGCCGCGGCGATGCCCACACCACCCGCTTGACGGTTGCACCCACTTGCACCCATAATGGCTTCAGTTCACACCCACCACAGATGAACACCACCACCGTCACCGCCGACCGCCTGGAGCAGATCACTCAGGAGCTGGCCTACGCCACCGCCCAGCTGGAAGCCTGGAAGGCACAGCGTGATGCCGCCGTCGCTCAGCTCCAGGAAGCACACGCTGCTGGCCTGTGCCCCACCCGCTTCACCGCCTTCGGCTACACCTTCGGCCTGCAGTCCGGCCGCACCAGCACCACCCTCACCGCTGCCGGCAAGGCTGCACAGGAAGCCCTGCGCCAGCAGCTCCTGCAGTCCGGCGATGCCACTGAATCAGTGGGCAGCCCCTACTGGGTGCTGCGCAAGGCAAAAGCCCAGGCCGCTGCCTGATCACCCTCAGGCCGCGGCCACCATCAGGCCGCGGCCACCATCACCCACCACCACCATCGCCACCACCGTGCTGTTCACCACCGGCATCGCTCACCACCTGTTCCTGGCCCCGCACCTGCAGCGCTGGGATCCACAGCACCTGGCAGCCTGCACCCGCTCCGCTGCCACCTACGGCTTCACCACCCTGGCCGACTGGGCCGCCACCGATCTCACCGCCTGGCACGGGCCGTTCCCGCTCCTGCCCCGCTCCTGATCACCACACACCAGAACCTGATGGCATCGCCTTCACTGCCGCCCGTGCGGCACACCTGCACCGCCTGCGGCCTGCAGGCTGTAACCACCATCGAATCCCGCAGCACCGTGCTGGCCAGCGGCCCGGCCCGTCGCCGCCGCCTGGCCTGCTCCGCCTGCGGCCACCGTGAAACCACCTACGAAATCACCAGCGATGCCCTGCAGCTGCTCCAGCAGCAGGCCGCGGCATTCGCCACCATCGCCAGCACCATCGCTGACACCGCTGCTGCAGCGCCCGACAGCTCCGCCTTTTATCCCCGCCGATCCAGGCGCAGCCGATCGGCAACACCCCCCGGGGCACCTTCCAAATTGGAAACCCTGCCCTGCGCGGGGTGCCAGCACGCATCCCCCGAACTGATTTCGTGTGGATTGGCCTTGCCGGAAGCGTTCACTGCTGAAGCGATCGGCTGCTGCTATGTGGTGCCGGCTGAGCTGGAGGGTGTGAAGTGAAAAGGGCCGATCGTGCAGGGGCCGCCCGAGCTGGTGCCCAGCGGGGCAGCAGTGGCAGGGCTGGAAGTGACGCTGCAGCGAAGCAGCTGGCAGCGGAGCAGCTGGCAGCTGGCATCGATGCAGTGGAAGCCGCGGCCGAATTTGGCGGGCTGGTGGAAGCGCCGGGGCATTACACCGCCGGGGCGGTGGAGTGCATCGATGCGCTGCAGGCGATGGCCGGGGTGGATGCCCACATCGATCACTGCACGCAAACAGCGGTTGCCTACCTGTGGCGCTGGCGGCGGAAGGATGGGGCCAGGGATCTGGCGAAGGCGCAGTGGTATGTGAAGCGTGCGCTGGTGCTGGCGCTGGAGCTGGAGCGTGTGGCCGCGGCCAGCGATGATCTGTTTCCTGGGCTGGGCTGATGGCTGTTCTGAACGATGAAGCGCTGCACCTGCGGGCGAAGGCAGGGCTGGTGAAGCCGTATCACCCGGAAGCGGTGAACCCGGCCAGCATCGATCTGCACCTGGGGCCTGACCTGCTGCTGGAAACAGTGGATGAAGCGGGGCCTGGCTTCACCCTGTATCAGCTGGCGGAGCTGCACAGCGAAGCTGATCCGTTCCTGCTGCAGCCTGGGCAGTTCATTCTGGCTGCCACTGCTGAGCAGGTGGACCTGCACGATGATCTGAGCGGGCAGGTGCAGCTGAAATCCAGTGTGGCCAGGCAAGGGTTGGAACACCTGATGGCCGGCTGGATCGATCCGGGATTCCGCGGCACGATCACGCTGGAGCTGCACAACAGCAGGCAGCACCGCCCGGTGCGGCTGTGGGCCGGGATGCCGGTGGTGCAGCTGGTGCTGCTGCTGATGCACGATCGGCCGCGGCAAAGCTACCGGGAGACGGGCCGCTACAACGGGCAGGTGCTCCCCACGGCATCGCGGGGTGTGACGGGCAGCCGGCTGTGATGCTGGGGCTGTGCGGGCTGGGCACGCTGCCACCGACCTGGTGGCAGGCGACACCGGTGCTGCTGGCATTGCCTGAGCGATGCCAGGTGATCAGCAGGCCGCGGCCTGCAGTGGTGGTGCCGCCGCTGCCGCCGGTGCCGGCGGAGCTGAGCAGGTAGGCTGAGCAGGCAGCAGGTGGTGCACCACCAGGCTGCGCTGGAGCGCCGGCCCGTGACGGGTTGGCAATCGGTTAGACCATCGCACCCCGGCTGGGTTTCCTGGCCGGGGTGTTGCTTTTGCGGGGCAGCGGAGCGGGGCCGGGAATCCCGGCCACCCGCGGCCGCGGCCTGAGTGTCCCAGGTGCGGGACACTGGCCGGCCGGGCTGGCCGGGCCGGGCTGGCCGGGCCCGGGCGATCGATGCCGATCGATCCGCGCCAGCGGCGCAGCGGCGCAGTAGCGCCTTTCACTCCGGCCTGATCGATCGGCCGCGGCGGCGGGACACCCCCCCGGCACCCTCAAAAACGAAAGGTGGGGTGCTGGTGGTGGCCCCTGCCCAGCCGGGAGGTTTTTCAACCACCACTTACACCCGCTTGCAGGGCCACAACCACACCCACCCACACTGCCGGACACTGCAGGTAGTGTGTGTGGCGAAAACCACCACAGGAAAAAAGCGATGCTGCGCAGGGGCCGGGCGACCGGGGGCAATTTTCAGGCGAAAGTGGCAGCCGATGCCCCGCAGGAGCTGACGGAAGCGGAAGCTGCGGCGCAGCGGATCCTGCAGCGGGCATCGCAGGAAGTGCCGATGGAGTTTTCCTTCACGGTGAACGGCAAGCCAGCGACGCAGGGCAGCAAAACCTATATGCGGGGCCGTGCAGTGGAAGCGAACAGGCGGCTGCCGGGATGGCGGAGTGATGTGGCGAATGCAGTGGAGCGGGCGGTGCCGGACGGGTGGGATCGTGCTGGAGCGATGGAGGTTGAAATGTGGTTCAGGTATGCGCGGCCGCAGCATCACTTCCGGGCGAACGGTGAGCTGAAGGAAAAAGCACCGGTGTGGCACACGGTGCTGAGCGGTGATGTGGACAAGCTGAGCCGGGCGGTGAACGATGCGATCACCACGGGCGGGGGCTGGGTGGACGACAAACAGCTGTGCAGCCTGGTGGTGAAGCGGCAGTGGTGTGAGAAGGGGGAGCTGCCTGGGGTGTCGGTGGTGGTGCGGAAGCTGGAGTGATGCCGGCACCCTCAGTTGAAGTGAGCCCCCACCCCCTGGAAACCAGCTGCCGCGGGGGCAGTGGCATTGCCTGCAGGTGCCTGCCAATGGTGTTCAGGGGTAGCCTGCGGGTGCACCTGAGATCGATGTGAGCCAGTGCCCCGCCGTGCGCCCCGCCTGAAACCCACAGCTGGTGGCCTGAAAGCTGCCACGGTGCAGCAGCTGGAAGTGATGATGCAGGCCGGCATCGATGCAGCCCGCAGGCCGGGTGCATCGATGGACAACAGCAACACCCGGCGCCGGATTGCAGCTGGCATCCGGGCGAAGGCAAAGGAACTGAAGGTGGCTGAGCCTGATCTGACCGATCGGGTGATGAAACACCTGCGGGCAGTGGCCCGGGGGCACAGCGACCTGCTGGGGGATGCTGCCTACAGCGACGAAAAACTGGCGCGGGCGGAAATGCTGGAGCGTGAAAGCGATTTCGCGGGCACGGTGGCGCCGGAGCTGACTGAGAAGGAAAAACGGAAGTATCAGCGGATGGAAAGCAAGCTGCCGCCAGCGGTGAAGCCAGCAACAGCAGCACGGCACCAGCGTGATCCTGAGAAAAATGGCCGCAGGGGGATGACACCACCACCCATCAGCCAGCCGGGGCGGAAGGCGATCACAGCGAAATCACAGCCGGCGGAAGCGGAACGGCGGGTGATGGAGATCGTGAAGCGGATGGGCCTGGGCGCCACCAGGCGGCAGATCCTGGACTGGGCGAAGGAAAACTGGACTAGCGGCACCAGTGATCGCAGCATCGATGAATATATTGCGGCTGCACGATCAGTGCTGCGCAGCAACTGGCATCGTGACAGGGAGGACTTTATGGTTGACCTGCTGGAGCAGTATCAGCGGCTGGCATCAGATGCACGCTTTGCCGAACAGTTTGGCACTTCACTGGGCTGCCTGAACAGTATGGCGAAGCTGGCAAATATGGGCGGTTTCGCTAACGGAAATGTGCAGTGATGAGCAACAGCATCCTGAGCAGTGGGCCGGTGGGGAGCATTCTGCTGCCCCCGCAGTCGCGCAAGCGGGGCACTGATCTCACGCCGTATGCGGCGCGAATTGAAGCGACGCTGACACCACCACAGCGGAAAGTGTATGACGCTGACACCCGCTTCCGGCTGCTGTGCTGCGGGCGGCGCTTCGGCAAAACCTATCTGTCGGTGGGGCAGCTGCTGATCTGGGCAATGGGCAAACCCGGCGGGGTGTTCTGGTATATCACCAGCACCTACAGATCAGCGAAGCGTATTGCCTGGGCGGCATTGCGTGAAATGGCGCCGCCGGAGATTGTCACCAGCGTGAATCACACTGAACTGACAGTGAAGCTGGTGAACGGGGCAACGATCAGCCTGATGGGCGCTGATTCGCCCGACAGCCTGCGGGGCAGCAGCCTGAGCGGGGCTGTGATCGATGAAGCTGCCTATGTGAGCAGCAGGGTGTGGACAGAAATCGTGCGGCCGTCACTGTCAGATCAACAGGGCCCCTGCTGGCACATCACCACCCCCGCCGGCTACAACCATTTTCACGATCTGTGGGAATCGGTGGAGGGTGAAGCCGATTGGAGCAGGTTCACCTTCAGCACGCTGGAAGGCGGGCAGGTGCCTGAGGAAGAAGTGGAAGCGGCGAAACGGGTGATGGATGCCCGCACATTCCGTCAGGAATATATGGCCAGCTTTGAAAGTATGGCCGGCCGGGTGTATCCCGATTTCGATGATCACCACATCGATCCTGATGTGGGCGACACCGGCGCCGAAATCCTGCTGGGCCTGGATTTCAATGTGGGCGTGATGGCCGGGGTGCTGTGCAGTTTGCGCGGCGATGAACTGCTGGTGTGGGAAGAAATTTCGATGCAGAACAGCAACACCGCGGAAGTGTGCGAATACCTGCGGCAGCGGTTCAGCGGCCGGCGGCTGCTCACCTATCCCGATCCGACCGGTGCAGCCCGCAAGACAGCCAGCGCTGGCCTGACCGATCACGGCATCCTGCGCAACTACGGTTTTACGGTGATCAGCCCGAATGCTCCCTGGAGCATCAAAGACAAACTGCAGGCCACGAACTACCTGATCCAGGATGCGCAGGGCCTGCGGCGGCTGAAGGTGCACCCCAGGTGCAAAAACCTGATCAAAGGCCTGCGGGGGGTGACCTTCAAGCTGGGCACCGATGCCTGGGTGGTGGACAAAGGGCCGGGGCTGGAGCACTGGTGCGATGCACTGGGCTACCTGGTGTTGGGTGCAGCGAACCGGGTGAAGCCCTGGAGCGCTGGCAGCACCAACATCCAGGTGTATTGAACGGCAGCGCACCTACAGTGCCGGGATCAATGGGTGCAACCTGTGGCGATCTGGATTCCGGGGCCGTGGTGGGGCAAAAACGGGCCGCGGGTGCTCACCACCGACACCGATGGCAATGCCGTTGCAGCGGATGCAGTGGTGGATGCTGGCGAAGGGGCCGCAGCGGGCGAAACTGGGCAGGATGAAGGTGTGCGCAAGCGCCGCACCCGCAAACCCGTTGCCACTGCCGACTGATGGCCGACATCCGCCTGGAGCTGCCGAGCTACTCAGAAAACGCGCACTACGGCTGGGAAGGCAACCGCGACCTGCCGGATATTTCGCAGCACCAGCGCACAGCACCGGGCTACAGGCCGGAGGATGATCCTTCGCTGGCATCGCCTGCCTACTGGGTGCAATACCAGCGGTGGATGCCAGTGGAAGCGGTGCTGAGCGGGACTGCGGGGCTGCGGGCGCTGGAGCAGCTGCTGCCGCAGCTGGAGCACGAAACACCTGCTGCCTACAGCCGGCGCTGCGCCCGGGGTGTGCTCACACCCTTTTTCCAGCGCATCGTGAAAGCGGCGGTGGGCCTGATCCTGCGCAAGCCGATCACCCTGTCGGGTGGTGATCCGCTGTGGTGGGAGGAGTGGCGGCAGGATGTGAACAGGCACAACAGCAGCCTGGAGGAGTTCTGCGGCAAGGTGCTGTTCGATGCCATTGCCTACGGGCACAACGGCTGGCTGGTGGATCACCAGGCCGATCCGGGTGTGGTGACGCTGCAGGATCAGCTGAGCAGCACGGTCAAGCCGTATTTCGTGCGGTATGAAACCGGCAATGTGATCGGCTGGCGTGAGGCAGCTGGTGGCGCTGGCGGGCACCTGGCACAGCTGCGGCTGCGGGAAGTGGTGCACGAAAGCTGGGGCAAATTCGGCCAGGAATTGCACCGGCAGGTGCGGGTGCTGGAGCCCGGGAAGTGGGCCACCTACCGGGTGGTGAAGGGCCGCGACGGCAGGGAAGAACGCTGGGCGCTGCACGAGGAGGGTGAAACGGGCCTGGAGGCCATTCCCTATGTGGCGGTGTATTCCCAGCGGGAAGGGCTGCTGCAGTCCCGGCCGCCGCTGCTGGAGATCGCCAACCTGAACCTGCAGCACTATGCGCTGCAGGCGCAGCTGCTGAACTGCCTGCATGTGGCTGCACAGCCGGTGATGGTGGTGAAGGGCTGGGATCAAACCAGCGACAGGCTGGATGTGGGTGTGAACAACGCCCTGCAGCTGCCCACAAATGGCGATGCCTTCTATGTGGAGCCGGCCAGCAGCGCCTTCGATGCGCTGCAAAAGGAACTGCAGAGCCTGGAGCAGCAAATGGCCAACCTGGGCATTGCGATCCTGGCCCGGCAGAAAAATGTGGCTGAATCCGGCATCGCAAAACAGCTGGATCGTGCCGACAGCCATTCGATGCTGGCGGTGATTTCGCAGGATCTGGAAGCGGCGCTGCAGCGGGGTGTGAACTGGGTGGCTGAGTTTGCCGGGGTGGAACCGCCGGTGGTGGCGATCGATCGTGATTTCAATGCCGATCCGATCGATGCGCAAACGATCGATGCGCTGGGCAGGCTGTTTGTGGAAGGTGCGATCGATCAGCGCACACTGCTGGAGCTGCTGCGCCGCGGTGAAGTGTTTGGCGATGATTTCGATCCACAGCAGGTGCTGGCCCTGAGCGAAGCGCAGGAGCTGGAGAGCAGCAGCGATGGCTTCACCTTTGCTGATCCGGCACCGGCGGTGGCGGAAGCGGGTGTGCGGGAAGTGCTGCCCCCGGCTGATGGCTGATGGACCCACAGGAGCAGGAGCAGGAACGCCAGCGGCTGCTGCTGCTGGCGGTGTGGCGGGTGCTGGAAGCGGCGGGCCGCACGGTGGGCCGATCGCAGCAGGCGCTGGAGCTGATGGCACTGCAGGTGAAAGGCCTGGTGCAGGGGCTGCCGGCTGAAGGGCTGTTGCGTGATCGTGCCTGGCAGCAGCTGAAGCCACAGGTGCAGCAGGTGCTGAACCGCGCAGCGCTGGCGGTGGGGCGCGATCTGGTGCTGGAAGCGGCGGTGGTGGCAGATGAGCAGGCCCGGTGGGCCCGGCGCTACCTGCAGGCCAGTGGGGTGGCAGTGAGCCGGCTGCCGGCGCTGCCGGTGATCGGCATCGATCCAGCGCAGATCGAACGGCTGGGCGCTTCGCCGGAACTGCTGCTGGGTGCGCAGCAGCAGCTGCCGGTGGATGTGAAGGCCCTGGTGCAGCGGATGCGCATCGATGGCAAGACGCTGCAGCAGTGGTTCGGCAGCAGCGTGGTGGAGCGCGATGCCGCGGGGCGTTTCGTGACGGGGCCTGGTGTCGGCGGTGTGGCGGTGGACGGCGGCGGGCAGCCACTGTTCGCACGGTTCGGGCTGCGCAGCATCGAACGGCAGGTGAAGGCGGGGTTTTTGCAGGGCTGGAGCAGTGAGCGGATCGCGCAGGAACTGATCGCGGATGAAATCAGAGGCGGGATGCGCCTGGGGCAGTCGGTGGTGCGGCTGAAATCGGATGCACGGGCGATCGCCCGCACGGGGTTGGCGCACATTGCCGACCTGGTGCGGCAGGAGCAGTGGCAGGCCGCGGCCGCAGCTGGTGCACTGCCTGGGGTGATGTGGCGGTGGGATGCGACCTTCGATGCCCGCACCTGCCCTGGCTGTTCAGCACTGGATGGCCGCACGGTGGGTGAACGGTCGGGCCTGCCTGGCATCCCGCTGCACATCCAGTGCCGGTGCGCAGTGGTGCCGGTGACGCGGGAGCAGCAGGAGCAGGAGCGTGCTGCTGGGGCGCGGCGCACGGCGGTGGAACTGACGGCGGAGCCACCACCGGCGCAGCGTGCTGGTGAGGCTCGAAAGGCTTACCTGGAGCGCCTGAATGCTGCGGGCTGGTATGCGGCGAAGGTGAAGGCACCCAGCGGTGAATGGCTGTGGCGGCGGCGGGTGCAGGTGCCGCAGCAGCGGGGTGCGGAAGGGTTCGGGCAGTTCCTGGGTGCACTGGTGGATCGGCGGAAGGTGGATCCGATCGGTGCTGCCACCACCCTGCAGGAATACTTCGGCGGTGGCCGGGCAGGTGCACGGCGGATGGTGGTGTTCAGCCAGCTGGTGAACGGCGGGCAGCGACCGGAGGATGCACTGCAGGAGATGTTCAGGGCGACTGGCCGATCGGCATTGCGCAGGTGGGTGCCAGTGGAGCAGCTGCGGGAGCGGTATCCCCAGTGGGCGGAAGCGATCGATGCAGTGCAGCCGGTGCGCAGCGTGCGGCAGCAGCGGCAGATCGATGCCGGCAAACCGATGGGCCGGCCGCGGCGGGGCTACTGATGATCGAATGGTGCGGCTACCTGTTTGCGACACCGCCGCTGCGGTTCGTGGAATACGAAACACCGCCGGTTCAGGTTGAATGCGTGCAACCGCCGCCGCCGGTGTGCAATGCGCCAGGGGCTGATTGCAGTGGCGCGGGCGATGTGGAGCGGCGCCGGTAGCCTGGGTGCACCTATGTGCAGGCTGCAGTGGCTGATGGCGTGTCGGTGGTTTCGGCCGCTGTGGTGTCGGGTGAACTGATCCTGGGCCTGAGCAGCGGCCAGCTGATCCGCGCAGGTTTCGTGCAGGGGCCCCAGGGGCCGGCCGGCATCCCTGGCCCGAAGGGCGACACTGGCCGGCCAGGTGCTGACGGAAACACCCTGCTGCACGGCGCTGGTGCACCGGTGTTTGAGGAAGGCAAGGCGGGCGATTTCTATATCGACACCAGCCGCAGCTGGCTGTATGGGCCGAAAACAGGCACCGGCTGGGGCAGCCCGGTGAAGCTGAAGCCGGATCCGGCCACCCTGAAGCTGCCCACTGGTTTCAAGGCGGAGCAGGGCGACCCGATCTATCCGCGGGTGTTTGCCGGGGCAATGGCCGGCGGCGGTGGCGGCGGCACCGTGATGGTCGGCGGCGGCAGCGGTGACGGCAACCTGTCACCGATCCTGGGGAACAATGCACCGCTGGCTGCCGGCACCCCGCTGGT